GCCACTTGTTGTTGGAGTTGTTGTAAGACGCTTTCATCTGGTAATACCCGATAGAATACATTCATAGGGTAGTTTTACTTTTTCGTAGCATTCAAAATACTCCGATAGTTTTTCATCATCATCATTAGACTGTATAGAGTTACGCATATTAGTACCACCAGTTTGTGTAGTACCTGTTGAATCAACACCAGAGAAACTAGGTCCTTCAGTATGTCCTCCGCCTGCTCCTGAGATCACATCCTTATAACTAAAGTCATGAGTATCCTCATCATATGTTTTTGTAGAGAGATTCTTATCATGACCATATCTAGCGGATGAATTGTTTATTTTTCTAACTTGATCAGGAAACTTCTGCTTTAAATGGCCCTTAGGTAGGATCTTCCTTAACATAATATAGGCTGCATCTCTAAATAGTATATCACGAGACTTGGCATCTACAAATACATCAAATGGATCTGGCTGTTCAATTATAACCTCACCCATACCTCTATCTGCATGTGGGTCTACATTAATTATTAGATAACCTATAGACTTAGTAACTGCATCATTTATTGCATTACTAAGTAGTGAAGTACCATCAGAATTATACCAGATGTAATCAGCAATATCTGAGAATACTGATGCTACATCTATATCGCTACCTTCCGCCCCGATGGCCTGCCATCTAGGACGGTTAGCGGTAGCATAAAAGTTCAGCATCTCTACTACAGGTATGATCCTATTAATAGTGAAGGTAGGCATTCCCTGATCCTCGAGGGCCTGTGTCTCTTCAGCAGAAAGCTGGTTATCATTAGCAAAATCAGAACCTTTTTGGTTAATAAATTCCCATTGCTGTCTCAGACCACTCTCTGCAATCTCAAAGAGATGTAAGATGCGGTCTGCAGTTTTATCATTTCTTGCCATTATAAATCCTTAAGCTACTACCCATGATTTGGGTACTGGTCTCTTTTTATAGTAAAGTCCATCTTTATCTTGTTTGATATTGTTATCTGGATAGGCATGCTTGCATGCGTATGCTAATGCATCTATAGTATCATCATGAGCCATCCTTGGACCAAATGTGATAATCTCTCTATGTAAATCATAATGCTCCTTCCTAATATGTATCTGTCCTATTGCAAATCTTTGTGCCAAGATAGATTGTATTCTATCTCTTTTACTCTGTCTAGTCCCTGGCTTTTCTTCATTAAACTTTACTGTGAAATCATTCCTTCTCATCATTTCCGATTGGAGGGCTTGAAAGACTGGACGAGACATAGTAGTATCTTCAATGACGAATAGATTAGGGTGATAATCCTGATTAATTTGAAAAATATAGTCAACAATACCTTTCTTATCTTGTCCTTGTATACCGAGTACAGATAGAGACCGCTGACGCACATAATCCAAAACATAAATCCGATTAAGCTCATCAACGCCAATTGTAAGTAAAACTGAGTAGTCACTATCCCTCCTTGCTATATCAGTAGCAGTATCTACACCTGTAAATACTGTAATTGGTAGTATATCACCTGAATCTTTGATAACATAAGAAATACCATCACCCTCATTATAGAAGTAAGTCCCCTCCCAATATTTGATATGATCCCTATTAAATACTGAGTAATCCTCACTCTGTACCTCCATCATATACTCTTGATAGAACTTATGTGGCTGTCCTGAATCTGCATAGAATTTCTTCTTACGTTCCATTTCTTCTGCACCAAACCAGGAATCCCATAGGACTGCACCTGTCTCATCTTGGACCTTATGCATTAGAACATCCCAAGAAAAATCTTCCCCATTAGCTTTCGCTTTAGCCGAATTGACAATGAGATTGTTAATAAAAGAATCGTAATGCACAGGTGTGCCATTGACACGCAACCTACCAGTATGAGGCTCAAGAGCAGGAAAAACAACAGCTGTAATAAGATTAGCATTTTTCGCCCTAGCATCGGAAGTGATGGTATTGTTTTCATCTTCAAAATCATCAAGAACGACAAGGTCGTACCTTTTATGTAACTTCGCACCCCCTCGTATGCCTGATATATTCGACTTCGATATAAGTTTACATCCATTGTTTAACTCTATGTCTGTTTCTGTCCATTTCTTTCCCCTTAAATCTCCAAAATAATAGTGTATTTTTTCATTGATTTCAATATGAGATTTAATATAATCCATATTGCCAGTAGCTAATTTATTAGTAGCTGATATCCAACCATAAAAATAGGGCTCAGTTGTAGTATCAAAGCCCCAATCCTTTCGTACCCCTGCAAAGCAAAAGTCACGCATTATATCTGCTTTGGTCATGACTGTCTTTCCATGCCCTCTAGGCATAATAAATGCAGTCTGTCTAATAGACTTGTCATTAATCATATCAGCAATCTCATAATGAAAAGGTGGTGTCTCAGAACGCATGAAGTCATCTGGTAGAAATAATTTACCAAATGCAATCAGGTCCTTATAGGCAAGATGAAGAGCTTCCTCCTCCTTGGATACATTATGCATGTTAAGATTTACATTCTTAACGTAAGCCATTTCCACCTCTTCTACGTTTTTTGCTGCCCTTGTTACGTCTACTCCGTTCTATTCTTGGTTTTTCCGTAGGTACGGTAGCATATATGTTACTATCTCCTCCATCAAGCAGTACGGAAAGTACGATAAGTTTTATCATTGCTTTTTTTACTCCTTATTACCACTCAGCTGTAAATAAATCTATTTCAGTTTCTTCCTTCATCCACCACTTTATAGCTGATTCTATTACAGAGTGGGTTTGATATTCCATACTGCCAGGTGTAGCGTGTGCTGAATACTTAACTCTTGCAGGATGAAGTTTACCTTTTGGATCAGTCCATGCAGGTTTATGTTCAGGAGGGAAAGCTTTGATGGTAGTCTCTGGTCCAGGCTTGATAGCATCACGTAGAATCCAATCTTTCCATGCTGCAGATGAATCTGCAGGAGATACAGCTGGATCAAATAGACTGCCCTCTTTATCCATTAATTCAGAATATATATCATCTCTAGACATTTTATTTAAACTGGGACGAAACTCCCCAATTCCATGACTTAATTCTGCAATAAAGGTTTGAAATAGTTGCTTCGAGCCATAGTCTTCTCTCTTACCTCCACGTGTTAATAAATGTATTACATTATCCTTACCCTGGGTATAGTGAACATTTTTACTCTTACCCCCAAAAGATAATGAAGGTGATCCACCCATTTCCCATAATTTCCTTAATTGCTCGACTTTCCCACTTTCATACAGATCATTTAATACCTTTTGTCCCTTTTCATCATATAATAATACATTTAACATAGTATCAAAATCTTCACTAACTGGTTTGTCTTTAAAAAGATCTACTTTCATCCCACCCTCAATAGTAGTAAGAGTAGCATCATCCGTTTCCATTCCTTTGAACATCTGCATTATTTTATCTATGATACCTTCAGCCATATGTTACCATTTTCCTATTGGGCATTTAGCCGCTTTAATTTTTGTTTTTAGTTTCATAAAACATCCACATTGTTTACACCTATTAGCATCAGTAAGTTCAGGACAGGCCTGACATATAGCCCATCTACCATCAATATTATCACTTACTAATTTTCTTTTTAGATAATCTGCGAATTCGTTTATTTGGTTCATGCGATTCCCAAACTGGGTGCTTTTTCCCAGATATGGGTCATGTATGTGTAGCTTTCTCCAAATCTTGCCATAAATTAACCTTTACTATCACAGTCCCATTCTGCCTCTAACCTGTTCCACTTTAGATCTGAGGTCTTTTATCATCTCTGCATGATCCTGTATCACACCTAATAAATAAGTCATCTGCTCACTAAGGTCGACAATCATAGGACCATATTTGTCCACTTTCTTTTTAACAGAAACTTTTTCTGTTACTTCAGCTATAGAGTTCATCTATATTAACCTCCAGTTTTTTCATTTCATCTATCGTTGGTGCATGCTCAGTTTCTGTGAATGCAGGGTTAGTCATTTTCTCTAACTTCTTTGCATCTATGTGCTGAGATATACCATGCTCATTAAACAATTTTTCATTATTCTTAAAGTATTGTATTGCTAAGATTGCAGGATCGTCTAAACTACCATCTTCAGACAATAAGCCTATGTTTAGTATTTTAGATATTTGATTGAGGTTCTTCTTTATTGCTATCACATGTTGCTTATTATTAAGGTCGGCTGCCCTGGTTTGCTTAGCCAGACTTAGGGTAAAGGCTTTCTCGTCATCGACAGAATAACCTTCTTGTTTACCATAGGCTAGTGTTTGACCATCTAATGTAGTGAAGTTAAGCATCAGTTTTCACCTCAATCATTTTTTTACGTTCTTCAAGCATCTCTGTGTTTTCAGGTAGGAACCCCTTAAACATTGCAGCACCAATAGCAGTGATCTCTTTTGTAGATTCTTTCATCTCCAGAATATCAGCTAATTCAAATAGTGCTCGCAATCTATCAGCATCTTTTTCTCCAGCCTGTGCCACCTGTTTTATACCAGTAAGAACAAAGTTATCATTAATACCTAACTTATCTAATACTGGCTTTAAGTTTTCTTTCATTACAGTTCTGACCCTTTCCTGTTTGAGTAATACTCCTGCTTGTAATTTAGCGTAGCCCTTCTTATCTGTCTTATATGCCCTTAAGTATGCTTCTGTCTTATCCAGACCTTGGGAAACAAACTGAGCAAACAATCGTTCCCTTTGTGTAACATCTTTACGCTCATTGACATGTGTAGATGGGTTCTTACCTGATAGAGTATAGATACTTTCCCTTCTATCACAATCCATTGAGTAGCCCTCTCGACAGAGAAAGGTACCTGTACAAGTACCCACATACTTAAGGGTTCTAATTTTTCCTTTAGGTTTAACAAAGGTACCTACTCTTAAAATCTGAATAATGCAACCATCATCAGCTAGTACCCAGTCACCTAAATCACTATCCTTCCAATCTTTTAAATAATGCATAGTATCAGGGAATTCCTCAATACTGTCATAAACCACATGGTCCTTACCCTTTACTGGATAAGTCCTCATGCTTCCCCCATCCCATGTTCCAGGATTAGCTCCATTAAGGCTTCATCATCCCAATAGTCATCATCATGATCTATATACAGTTCTAATACTTTACCAGTCTCAGTAGGCGAGTCCTCTTCCACATACTCTTGTATATATTCAACCTCTTCATCCTTATCGTTATAAGCAATTATTAGATGATAAATCTTCATTTGACTCCTTCCTTAACTACACTTTAGCTTTGATTAGTGAGGCCCTTAGGCCGAACGCTCTTTTAATGTCTAAGCGTAAATATAGTATCATAGTTTACATACTAAAAGTAATACAGCGCAAGTCAGCTAAGTCCTTTAAAAACAACGTTGTAGGTGATGACGATTAATCGGATCGCATCTGAGTAGTCAATCCAAAACCTTCGCTGTACTTTTTAAGTCCTTAACTAGCTCTTCAGCTTCCCTCTCTGCCTCTATCTCTTCCATATGCTTAAGAAAAGCCTCCTTCTTACCTGTAAATTCAACAAAATCAGCAACCATACCCCCCTAATGCATTAATTTGTACCCTTAAACTCATCAGGTCGAAGCCCAATGTCTGTATCATCCTCTGAAAGTCCTTGT